TCCACCAATTCCACAAACCTACCTCCATCGAAAGCATCCCCAATCATCCTCTCCTTCCAACTCTTCCCGACATTCCTTTTCATTACCTTTTCCAGCATGAGTCGCAAAGCCGGTCCATCCCCGGCATTCTCCGCTTCCATCGGATAACGTAATAATTGCTGATACTTGTCATAACTCTTTGCCCATTTCATCGTGGCAGCATGATTCCCGCTGTGGGGAATATTCTGATCCCCGAACATGATCACCGGCTTTCCCATCGCAACCGCCATATAAGCCATTGTCTGGTGCCCAATCACAACATCAGCCGCTCTAATATCTGCCCATACATCGCTGATTTGTGCTCTTCCCAGTTTGTACTTCGGACCCACTATCTTGCGGATCCCGCTCAAATCAATCCTCTTGATATGTCGTACGGTCAGATCGATCCCTGGGGTATTCATCAACATCGAATAGATTCTTATATTGGTGTTTTTATCAATCTCATGCAGATACCCGTTCCCGTTCGGGTGGATCGGACCAAACAGAACTTTGATCTTTCGCTTGATCTCCACCGGCTTCCAATCCAGGATCGGACATAAACTCCAGCCAATCGGTTCGATCGGAAGAGGATACCCATACTGCCTCATAATCTCGGCCTGTCCCTCACTCATCACAAACATGACTCTGGTATGCTTCCATAATGGATACATGCCATCCCACTGCAGGTTCGGGCGTGCCGCGTGTGGGTACATCAAAACCGGTACCTTCCTGCGATTCAGCTCATCCAGCGGAATTCGAAAACCCATTCCTGCAGGTCCCACATCATGATCAAAGAGCGCAACCTTCACGCCATCTTCCATTGGATTCACAGCCTGACGCCATCCGGCCGCATTCATTGCCTGGCTATATGCCATACTTTTATTTTGATGATTGCTTATATAGTAGACCAAGGCATAATCTCCATCTTCTGCAATAACCCATTCGAATGATCCACCCAGCGCACGCCTTCCGCTTCCAGAAAGGGGATAAAGCGCCGTAAATACTCAGCGGTATCAAACCATTGCCAGGTTGTCTGCGCGCCGCATACGTCAATAAATGATTTCTCATTGAAATAACGCCCCGGTTGATAGGTCTTTGGGTACTCATACCAGTGCTGCGATTCTGCCAACATCAAATCAAATCCGATCGTATGCACCTCAGCAACCCCAAGGATTCCGGCCAAATGCAAGCCCTGCAATCCCACGGTGCCAATCGTCAGCTCGGCAGCATCCACGCCTTCACGCCCCACCGATGGACCCACCAGCAGACCTCTTCCATATTCACGTACACTGAATTCCTCCGGGAGATATTCCAGTTCCAGACCATACGCCCGCCGCACTTTGATCACATTGCTTTGATCTTTCAACAGGCGATAACTCTTATCATTCACCAGCCTGATCTTCGCGCCGGTGCGCAGAAACATCTCCATGATCGCAATGTAACGTTTGTTTTTATGTTTTTGTGCCTGGCTGAATGTATGCTGCATATTTTCAATGCACAGCCAATAATCCAGCTGTGGAATCTGTCCATTCACGCCGTTTACGCCAATCACAAAATCAAACGCCAGCGAGCTGGCAAGTTTCTGCCAGTTCACGCCGGAGGGACCGCCCAGAACCAGCAGGGCACGCTCTCCGGCGTGTTTTCCGGTCAGTTGCATCATTGCGTTGGGATCATCATTTCTTTCAGCCATAATCGACTCAGACAGAGGTATCCTCGGTAAATTCGTACTCATCCAGATCCGCTGGTCCACTCAATTTGATCGAGACATCCTGGCGCACCAGATCATTCATCGGGTATTTCTGCCCCATCTTGGTGATGTGACCCTTGAACTCATACCCCCAGCGATACCCGGTTTGTCCGGGGATGGGAGGTAAGACTCGGAAGGTCGCATTTTCGCGATCATAATAAGCCGCTTCAAGGCCAGTAGTAGCATCATGGCTCGGATCCCTTGGATCAAACTGGATCGTGAAATTGACCTCTCCGCCGTCCATCAATCCGGGCATGAACTCTTTATGCTTGTTAGGGCTGCGTAGATGAGTCGCTTCAATCGAATCACGTGAGCGTGTCGGACCGTCCAGATCCTCAACCCGCGCAATGGTCGTGAAAATACTATCTATTGATCTTTTGATCTGCAAAGCAGTATCGTAAGCCCAGGTGGGCTCTGCAATTCCATCTGCAATTTGTTCACTCATTTTTTTTACTCCTCGTAATATTCAATTCTGTAATCCTGGCGCACCGTAAAACTCTTAGTATCCAGGTTGAATCCGTCATACTCATTTTCAAGGTGCATGCTGGCGATTCTCACGCCTCCTACACGCCCCTTGAATCCATCCAGTCTCAGGCGCAGCACATTGCCAACCACCAGCGCTTTGTCGTAACTGGCTGCTTTGATGGTGATCTGCATTCTGGCAGCTGGCGTTTTCGATGGTCCCTGATGCGAGCGTTTCCGCTGGGTAGTGATCGTCTGGTAACAGGCAGCTGGTAAGGCAGCATTCTGGGGAATCATCAATGGATAGAACCGGTTTCCGATCTGTTCAAAACAGGAAGGATCCTCAGTCACAATCGCATACAAGGCTTCATCAATTCTGGCCATATCGACTCTCCACCAATTTATCAATCTCTTTCCGGAATACCTCTCCGGCCGCATCTCTGGCAGCGTCTTGCTTGCTGTCAGCTGCAGGTCTCAAAAACGGTTTGGCAGCCATGCCAGGGTGCTCCACGCTTTTTGTAATAATCAACCCGTTTCTTCCTTCGAATGCCAGCGATCCAACAACTTTTCTTTGTTCTGGTGCCTGATTCTTTTTTGATTTTCGATGTTTGAAAGAAACATAATTTTCTTTTTTCCCTGTTACTTCGTGTGTTGATGAACCAAACTCAAAGAAGCGCAGATACCATTTTTCTTCATCAAAGCCGATATCCACCTCAGCCGTACCACCATCGATCTTTTCATTGCCAATCAAAATTGGTTCTCCACCAGGAGAATTTATTTGCGCAGCACCACGAATCGGATCAGCTCCGGCTTTGGCAGCTGTGAGCAAAGCAGCTCTGGCATATTTTCCCAGGCGATCCAGTTTCTCTTTCAATTCCTTATCGCCTTTCATTTTTAGCGAACTGGTTATTTTGTTAGACGCTTTCGCCATTGGTATCCTCAATCACTTCATCAAGCAGCTCGCTGCACATCAAATTGATCTCCGCGCCAATCTCGCGCACATTGATTACCGATTCGATCTCGAAATACCGTCCGTTATGGCTCACCCGCATTCTGGGGAGAATATCCTTTCCCGGTTGGTGTCTTAATCGCATCCTGGTATCAACATCCGCCTGTACCTGCCTGGCTTCCAGATATTCACGCCCGCGCAACGGCTCAATGCTCGCCCAGGCACGCAGAAAAACAAACCAGGCGATCTTTTCCTCACCATTGGCAGCCCTGCTCACCTGCTTATCCAGCACCGCAATCCGTTTACGCAATTTTCCACTTTGCATATCATGCCCTTTGGGTATCAGCTCACCCACTTCAGATCGTCAGCCAGTAAGGACCGTACACCCATCGGCAATATACTGGCATTGCCACCAGGTGCGGTATATACCGCCTCGCGATTCTCATAGTAATGGCCAATCATCAACAGCATTGCCTGGCGATAACGCATTGGCATTTCTTCCGATCCTGTGCATCCATCCATGTTGTAACCGGCAGTTAATGTGATCTGCACGCCATTCACCGGCCACAATTCCACACCAGGCCAGCTCGCATTTTTCGCCAGTACGATTCTTGCAGGTCGTGAGAAAGTATCCAGCAAATAATCATCTTCATCAATCGGAGTGCTGGTGCCTTCCTCATCCAGATAGCTGATTCCATCCACCATGACCACCGGCCAGATCGGGAGTTTGATCTCTCGCCCCGGCCAGCGGTCGTAAGTTAGAATCCAGCTCTGTTCTGCCAGGCATAACCCGGTCAGGCGCTCGATCTCCTGGCGTGCCAGCGTGATAAGATTGCTGATGAGGGTATTCTCGTCATCATGGTCAATCCTTAAATGCAGCTTTGCCTCTGCCAGGTCGATCGGTTCATCTTCCGGATTAACCGGATGTAGTATCCTCAGCGCCATCTTTTACCGCCTTCCCGGTACCTTTCTTCCCACCAGGTTTCTTTT